CGCGATGGGGGTGTCCTGATGGCCGTGACCTTGACCCTCGGCGCGCTGCGGCAACTCGGGACGCTGTCGACGCCTGGGCCGCCGGTGCCGGATGGCGATGGCGGCTTCACGCAGACGTCCATCCCGCTCGACCCGCCCGTGTGGCGCTTCGCGATCGAGAAAGCGAGCGTGCGGTCGGCCGAGCGGCACTTCGCGGCCACGGTGATCGCGCAGGCGGCGTACATCCTCACCGGGCGGTTCCATCCGGGGATCACGACGCAGACCCGGATCGCCTGGGTCGATCGCGCCGGGGCGACGCACACCGCGAACGTGCTGGACGTCGACGATACCGAAGGGGCCGGGGTCGAGACGGTGGTCGCGGTGTCGGAGGTCGTCGACTGATGGCGAACAGCCTCGTCTGGGACGGCTTGAAGGAATACCTCGAGGAGCTGCAGCGGATGCCCGACGAGTGCCGCGGGGAAGCCGCGAAGCTGATCGAAGGCGGCGTGAACGCGGCGCACGTGACGATCAGCGCCGTCTATGGCGCGCATCGGTTCAGCGGGGAACTGCAGAAGCGGTTGACCATCAAGACGGTGAAGGGCGGGCTGGTGCTGACGAGCGGCTCGCCGATCGCGGGCCTCTTTGAGCGCGGGACGCAGGCGCGGCACTGGGCAAGCAAGAGCCGCAAGTTTGTCGGGCGGATGCCGCCGAACCCGATCTTTTCGCGCACCGTCGGGCAGGAACGGCGGAAGCTGACGGAGCAATTCAAGGCGATGCTGTTGCGGCGTGGCGCGGCGTCGGTGACGGATACCGAGGAGTGACGGATGGACTTTTCGGCCATCGGGAACGCCTTGATCGCGAAGTTAGGGGCCGATGCGACGCTGCTGGGCCTGATGCCGAACGGCGTGTATCGCGCGGAGAGTCCTCCGGGGTCGACGCGGTTCGTGATCGTCTCGAAGGTCGATGGTCACAACGAGTACGAACTGAGCGGGCGGCTCGCGTGGACGGATGCAGTCTATCTCGTCGAGGCCCGGGCGCTCTCCACCAGCGGCGGCGATGTCCACGCGGCGGCCGTGCGCATCGACGCACTCCTCAACCCGCCCCCGTCATCCGCGCCCGCCACCCTGAGCGTGTCTGGCTGGACGTTGGTGGAACTCACCTGCGAGGAGCCGGTCGAGGATGTTGAGGTGGACGGGGTCGATCCCGCGATCCGCTGGTTTCGTCGCGGAGGGATGTACCGCATTCAGATGGCGCCGACGTACTAGGGTTCTCTCGGACACAAGTCGAAAGGGTGTGTAGGCATGAGTATTAAAACAGGGCGCTACGGGACGGTGAAATGGGACGCGACGCCCGCGAGCCCCGTCACTCCGGCGGTCATCATCAGTCTCAATTCCTGGAAGCTCTCTCTCAAACCCGACTACGAAGATGTCACCTGTTTCGGCGACACCAACAAGGTGTACGTGCCGGGGATGCGCGACATCAGCGGATCGCTCGGCGGGTTCTGGAATGCGGATAGCGTCGTGTTGATCCAGGCCAGCAACATGGCGACGCCCGGCTATCTTGAGCTCGCGCCGAACTCGACCGAGGCGACGTTCCTCTTCGGTGGCCAGGCGTACATGGACGCCGACATCGATTGCGCCGCGAAAGGCGCGCCCAAACTCTCGGGCAGCTTCAAAGCCGCGGGCGCCTGGGTCACTCCATAAATCGGTCGTGTCGTGTTTACCGCGCTGCGGATTCACGGCGCCGCGGCGTCGATCCTCTGGGGACATCGGCCGGCGGTCACGTTGCGAAGTTGGTCGATCGCGAAGGTGCAGGGCCAGTGGACGCTGACCGGGACGATTGACCGGGTCGACGCGTTTCAGTGTCGGCAAAAACCGCTGCTCTTCACGGCGCCGCGGGAAGGCGCGCACGATGGGTTCTGGGCCTGGGGCCTGGAGGGGCCGATCGAAATCGGGAATAACCGGATACGAGCCAAGCTGGGACCACCGGAACAGTAAGGGAGACGAGTCACATGGGGTCGTGTCGGGTCGTGCGGCCGGAAACCGTCCGCCTCTCACTGTCTGACGGCGATTGGATCGACGTCATCAAGGAACTCAACGCCGGGGAATACCTCGACCTGATCACCGCGACGGCGGAGCGCAAGCCGTTCGCGAAGATCCTGACGTACCTGATCGGGTGGTCGCTCGTGGGGTTCGAAGGGCAGCCGCTCCCGTACAGTCTGCAACTGCCGGAGACCGAGCGTCGCGACCTGGTGCGGTCGCTCAACAAAGCCACGCTGCGCGAGCTCGTCGCCGTGCTCAACCGCCACGAAGCCGCGGAAGAGGAGGCCCTCGAAAAAAAAAGAACGACGACGACTGGCGCGCCCGCGTCATCAGCACCTTCCACATCTGCCGCGCCATGAACGGCTGGAAATATGACTGGGTCGACGAACTCCCGCGGCCGGTGTATGCCGTGCTGATCGACTGGCTGACCGCGCCGCACCCGCCCGCGCCCGAGGACGAGTAACCACGCCATGAATGCCGTCTTTACCGCCGACTTCGTCAAGTTCAAAACGGAAACCGACGCCGCGGCGGCCAAGGTTCGCGTGTTTGAAGGCGAGACGCAGAAAGCGGCGACGGCCCTCGTGAAGATGGAGGCCTCCACGGGACACTTGGTGGCCCCGGTCAATGATCTGCGCGGGGCGCTCGGGCAAGTCGACGGCGTGCTCGCCTCGGTGGGGATCAACATCGGGACCGAAGTCCGCGCCCTCGGGGAACTCAGTGACGCGGCCGGGAAAACCTTCACCGAGCTCGGCGGCCTCGCGACGGCGGGGCTGGCGGTCGGCACGGCGATGGCCGCCTTCAGCCTCACCAGTACCATTCTGGAGTTCACCGGCCTCGACAAAGCCATCGGGGATGCGACGGTGAAGTTGTGGGACTTCGGGCGAGCCGAACAGGTGGCCGGGGCGCAGCAGGACGTGGTTACGCGGGCGATCGAGCGCGGGGCCGACGCGTCGATCTCGTATACCGATGCGCTGAAGTTCAATGACGACTGGCTCGCGAAGCTCCAGGGCGGCCTGAAGCAGACCGCCGAGGACGCGAAGCAGCTCGCGGCGGAGACGAAGCAACTCACGACGGACCAACAGGCGGCGGCGAAGGCGACCGCCGAATGGGCCGCCCTCATGGCCGACCTCGACACCATCGGGGCGGGCTGGCAGGCGACCTTGGACACCATGAGCGGCGACGTCGTCGAGTCGATCAAGTTCTACCTGGAGGCGGGCGCCTCCCAAACCCTCCTGGCGCAGGCGTTCGGCGTGACGGCCGAGCAAGTGAAAGCCGTCAGTCAGGCGCTCCGGGACCAGGAGGCCGAGACCGAGGACGTGATCGCCGCGACGACGGCGGCGACGGAGGCGACCGCGGTGTACGACTCCGGGTTGAAATTCACGGCCGAGACGATCGAAACCGTGCTCGTGCCGGCGATCGACGAGGAAGCTGCCGCCCTGCGCCGCGTGGCGGACATCCAGCTCGGCCTCGTCACGGGGTTCCACGACGCGGCGGGGAATGACGTGACCTCCGTGCGGAACGATGTCACGCGCGCCAATTTCGAGGCGCTGGGGTTCGGCTACCTGGAGAGCTGGCTGCGACAAGGGTACTCCCTCCAGGAAGCCCTCGCGATCAGTCGCGGGGGGCCGGCGAAGCCACCGATGGGTCCGCGGATGCCCGGCTTTCGCGAAGGCGGACCGGTGCTGGCGGACGGGCCCATCTTTGCCCATGCCGGAGAGTTCGTCATCCCGAAGGGCGGCGGCGGCGGCTCGGTCACTATCGCGAACCATTTCTACGGCTCCACGAACGAACTCGTCGAGAAAGTCAAAGCCGTGATCATGCGTGAGGCGTTCACCCGCCGGCAGTTCGGGGCGGCGTAGATGCCGACCCTTGGGCCGTGGACCTCACGGGCCCCAGCGGACCGCGACTGGATTGCGATCGCGTGGTCGCCGTCTCTCTCCCTATTTGCCGCCGTCGCGGTCACTGGCACCGGCACGCGCGTCACGACGTCGCCGGACGGGGTGACCTGGACCCTCCGCACCACGCCTGCAGACAATAACTGGCGCGGTATCGCGTGGTCATCGACCCTTGGGCTGTTTGCCGCCGTGGCGTATTCCGGCACCGGCAATCGGGTCATGACATCGCCCGATGGGATCACCTGGACCCTCCGCACGAGTGCCAGCGACAACGATTGGCGCGCGATCACCTGGGCGCCCGCGCTGGGTCTCTTTGCGGCCGTGGCGAATTCCGGGACGGGCACCCGAGTGATGACCTCGTCCAATGGGATCACCTGGACGACGCGGACCAGCGCGGCGGATAACGGCTGGCTTGGGATTGCGTGGTCACCCGCGCTGGGCCTGTTCGCGGCCGTCTCGAACGACGGCACCAGCCGGGTGATGACGTCCCCGGACGGGACGACATGGACGTCTCGCACGGCGGCGGCGGCGCTGGAGTGGCTCGGCGTCACGTGGTCGCCGTCCCTCGGGCTCTTTGCGGCCGTGGCCTCGACTGGTGCCGGAAACCGGGTGATGACGTCGCCGGACGGGATCACCTGGACGTCGCGCACCACCCCAGCCGATCACAACTGGCGATCGATTGCGTGGGCCCCGTCTCTCTCCCTCTTTGCGGCGGTGGCGATCACGGGCACGGGCAGCCGGGCGATGACGAGCCCGGACGGGATCGTTTGGACGCTCGGCACGACGCCGACCGACAACGACTGGCGGGCGATTGCGTGGGCGCCGTCACTCGGCGTGTTCGCGGCGGTCGCCTCGAGCGGCACCGGCACGCGCGTCATGACGGCCGCCTCGGTGCCCGATACCGACGAGTGGCTGCTGCTCAACGACGCGCCCGCCGCGTCACGCATCCGGCGGCAGCACACCGCGATCCAGATCAAGGACGTCCTGAACAATGCGCCGAACATGGCGCGGCTCACCGTGCAAGGGCACCCCGGCGGCCCGGGCCCGCTCGGCGGATCGGGGCTCACGATTCTCGACCCCGCAACGGGCGATCGGATCTACAAGGGCTCGCTCCAGACCATCGAGCAGACGTATGACGGCCGTCCGACTCAGCTCCATTGGGACGTCGCCGCGATCGATGCCACGTGGCGGCTGAATAAGTACCGACCCTTCGGCATGTTTTTCGACGTCTCCGCGTCGGACATCGCCGTCGCGCTGCTGGCGGACTTCGCCCCGGGCTTCACGACTGATCACGTCCAGACGACGCTCGCGCCGATCACGATCGCCTTCGACGGGACGCAGACGATGGGCGAGTGTCTGACGGCGATCTGCCAAGCGATCGGCACGGCGCATTGGTACGTCGACTATGACGACGACCTCCACCTGTTCCGATCGGTGCCGCCGGATCTCACGCCCGCCTTCCCGCCCGCTCCGACGACCGCCGTCACGCTGAGTGATTCCAGTACCAACACGCTCACGACGCCAGGCGCGGTCGATTCCCTGACCGCCGTCCCGGCAGGGGGCATGACGGCGGGCGGCGTCTCGATCCGGTATGCCCTGTCGCTCAGCGATGGCGGGGTGTACTCGACGCTGTATCCGGGTGGCGGGCGCGAAACCCCGCTCGGGCCCCCCACCACGCAGATCGCGTCCGGGACCGACTATTACGAGGTCCGCTACACCATCACCGCGGCCATGGTCGGGTACTACGTGCACCTGTGGCGGTCGGACGATCTCGGCCCGTATTACGCCGTGATCGATCCGATCGATAACCCCAGTACGCAACAAGTCCTGCTGGCCTCGGTCGGGACCGTGGCGGTGGTGCCCGATGCGTTCGCGACCGCGGCCGAGAACCGCGGGTTTGGCATCTATCCGTACCTCGGCCCGATCGGGGCCGTCTCGCCCGCGGGCTTCGCGCAGGTGTCGGTCCTGTTCGCGTATGCCGATGGGACCGTGTCGGCGCCGGGGCCGCTGTCCGAGGTCTGGCGGTCGGACGGGACGCACTATCTGCAGATTGACGATCTCCCGATCGGGACACCGGCTGGCACGCATGGCGCCGTCGTCGCGCGCTGGGCGCTGCTGACCCTGCTTAGCAACAACGGGGGGCCCGCCACCAATCCGCCCGCCCCGCTCGGGATCTTCCGCCTCGATGACAACGTCACGACGAGCGTTGACTGGGGATTCGGGCAACCTGTCGCGCCGCCGCTCGTGGCCGCGACGCGCCTGGCCCCCGGCGTGTATCCGCCCGTCGTGACGCCGCTCCCGGATGGCCCGACGCCGGCCTGCACCGTGGCCGTGGGCGCGGCCGACAGTCTGGACCCGACCGAATTTGCGGCCAGCGTGACGGACCTGGTCTATACGTTTGCCGTGACGGCCGTCTATGACGACGGGGTGGAATCGCTCCCGGGCCCGTGGTCCGATCCGGTGACCGACCAGATCGTCGGCGGCCCGCTGAAGCAATTCGAGTTCTCGGCGGTGCCGGTCGCCGCCGATTACGCCGGCCATCCGTGTCTGTACCGGAAAATCTACGCCCGCGTGTCCTACACCGATCCGGCGCTCGGCGTCACGGTGATCGACGCGGTGGTCGGGTGGCTGGTGATCCCCGACAACACCACCACGGCCTGCGATGAGACCGACCGCTTCATCCGGCCGTTCGCGCCCGGCTTCCATGCGGATCCGTTGCCCGTGACGGCGCGGGTGGATGGGCCCGATCTGGAAAGCGGCGACGCGCCCGATCCGATCACGACGGCGACGTCGCCCCAGCTGCTCCTGGACACCCCGCCGATCACGCTGACGGAGGACTCCTCACAGATTCGGACCCGCGTCTTCGTCCGCGGCGCCGGGACCAGCGTGGCCGGCCTGGCGATCCTGACGTCGTCGATCGCGGCGGCCACCGTCCTGGAGACGGCGTCGCCCCATCTCCTGGCGTCGGGGATGTCGGTCGACATCGACGGGCATCTCGGGGCGACCCCGGCGATCTTCGGGACGTTCGTGGTGACCGTCCTCACCCCGACCACGTTCTCGATTCCGCTGACGGTCACCGTCGCGGGTACGGGCGGCACGATGACGCCGGGCATGGGGGCCACCGCGTTGCCGGTCGTCACCATCAGTCTGTTCGAGCCGGGTGGCGGGCAAGTCATGACCGGCGTCACGGTCCTCAGTTATCACGGGGTGAACGGCACGTCCCTCCTGCTCTCAGCGCCGCTGACCGCCGCGATTCCGCTCGGCCAGGGCGTGAGCCTCTGGGTGCAGCGGGATGACCTCGTTGCCCAGGCGGAGCTCGGCGCGATCGAGCTCGACGCCGACGGGACTCCGACCGACGGGGTCCACGAATTCACCGTCGTCGACACGAGTCTGCGGACCGTCCCGGCGTTGACTCTGCGCGGGGACGCCGAGCTCGCGCTCTTCAGTCGGCCGATCCGGACGGTGACGTACGCGACCCGCGATCCGAAGAGCAAGTCCGGGCAACACGTCGACATCGATCTCGATGATCCGCCCATCGTCGGCACGTTTGTGATCCAAGACGTCACGATCGACCAGATCCAGATCAAGGCGGACCTGGTCGCGCGCTACACCGTGACGGCGAGCTCCGTCCGGTTCACCCTCGATGACTTGCTCCAGCGCGTGCTCCTCGAGAGGGACCGCGGCGCCAGCAGCAGCAGCGGGAGTGGGGTAGGGGCGCCGGGATCGGCGGGCAGTCCGGGTCCGACGGGACCGACCGGGCCCGCGAGTGCGTGGGGCACCATTCCCGGCACGCTCAGCGCGCAGACGGACCTGCAGACGGCGCTCGATGCGAAGGCCGCGCTCGTCCACACGCACGTCGAGGCGGACGTCACCGGGTTGGTGGCGGATCTGGCCGCCAAAGTGAACGCGGCGGCGCTGGCGTGGCGGATCGCGATGCGGATGTAGATCATGCTGAAACTAGACGCGATCACGAAATCGCTCGAAATCAAGCTAGCCGGGGCCGTCGCCACGACGCAGTGTCCGTGGTATGTCTCGTGGGTCGAGGGGAGTCAGGTCACAGCGGAGCTGACCGACACGAGCGCGAGCGATGGCACGACGAACGGGGCCACGATCGTCCCGGTCATCGCCGCTCCAGCCGTGGACTTGACGCGCAAGCTGGATTTCTTCTCCTGCGTCAATCTCGACACGGCGGCCGTCGTGCTCACGATCCAGGTGGATGTCAGCGGGACGAAGCGGATTGTCGGCAAGTTCACGTTGGCGGTCGGGGATCAGGTGAGCTTCACCGATGCGGCGGGGTGGCTCGTGCTCGACGCCAACGGGAACCGGAAGCAGCAGATCGGCGGTGTGCTCCCAGCGGCCTCCTTCCCCGCACTCACCGGCGATGTCACGACGGTGGCGGGGTCGCTCGTGACGACGATCGGGGCGTTGAAAGTCACCAACGCGATGCTCGCCGGGTCGATTGCGTCGGCGAAATTGGTCGGCACCGACATCGCGACGGTGGGCACGATCACGACTGGGGCGTGGAATGCTGGCGTCATCACCACCGCAGGCACGCTCAGTGTGAATTCTACAGTGCCAACGATCGCGTTCTTGAATTCAACGGCAACCGACGGAGGGTTCATGGCCCTTCGGATTAGTGGCGCAACTCATGGCTATTTCGGTAACGCGAAAGGGATCGGCGTGTCCGGCGCGGCGACGAATGTAGACAGTGCGTTCTACGCCAATCAGGGCTTCGTTGCGGAAGCCGCCGGGGCGTTCGGTTTGGAGCTTCGCGCAACACATATCTCCGGCGCGATCCGCTTCTACACCGGAGGCACGGCGCTGCGATTTGAGATCTACAGCAGCGGCAACATGGGGATGGCCGCCGCGGCGAGGTTCTTCGTGGATGGCGGCGCCGACACCTATTTCACGGAGTCGGCGGCGAATCAGTTCGACGTCGTGTCCGGTGGCTCTGGCGGCGTGCGCTTAACCTCTGGCGCGACGGCGTGGGCCGCTATTTCCGATGAGCGCGTCAAAACAGACTTGTCGCCCCTCACCGACGCCAGTCGGAAGTTGTCAACACTGCGGACCGTGACGGGGCGGTACGTCACGGACTCGACTGAGGTGAGGCGCGTGTTTCTCATCGCGCAGGATGTCCAAGCCGTGCTGCCCGAAGCCGTCACCGTCGATGCGGACCACTATTTGAACCTGCGCTACACGGACGTGATCCCTCTCATCGTGGCAGGACATCGTGAGCACGAGGCGCGTCTCGCCGCCCTCGAAGCCCGATTCAACAAGGAGAACTAACCTATGGCCTCAACCGCCGCTCAACTCGCTGCCCTCGGGAACGACGGGCAATTCCAGATGCGCGTCCGGGGGATCATCCTCAACGTCGCGCAGACTGTCTACGCGGAAGCACCGGGCACCGAACCCCGTCGCCAGTTCGCGAGGCAGATGATTCAAAACTCGGACGCGGCACAGCGTCTCGCCATCGTGGTCGCGAGTATGCCCGCCCTTGTAGCAGGTACTGTCACCTACGATTGGGATAACGGTCGTCCTGTCACCAGCGTGACCGACAGCGCCATTGTCACGCAGGTGACGGCTCTGTGGAACTTGTTGGCTGGTGTGTGATGGGGAAAGCCTCCCGCCGCAAGCACGCACAGCAGGACGAGACGCGCATCGTCCTCAGTCCGCGCGAGTTCGCCGACTTCCAAGGCGTCTGCGCCGTCGCCGCGATCAAGGTGCAGGCGATCCAGCAACAGGCCGCGCAGCAGATCGCCGCCGCGCAGCAGGACCGACAGAAGGCATTCCTTCGACTGGTGAAGAAATACCGGGCACAGGGGATGCGGCCGGACGGGGAGTATCGGTTCGATGAGGCGACACATAGCTTGATCGCCGTCCCGGCGACGGAGACCCCATGACCGAGACCCCCGCCCGGCCGCCGCCCGTCGTCACCTACTGGGCCGTCAGCGTCTGGAACAGCCGCACGGTCCGGATCAATGCCGCGCTGTTGTTCGTCACGGTCGTGCCGCTGCTCGCGGACCCGGATCTGCTCACCCTGATTCCGGCGCGCTATCTCGTGCTCTACGCGATCGGGGTGAAGGTCCTCAACGTCTATCTCCGCACGATCACGACCCGGCCGGTCGCCTTCATTCCGCCGGGGGACACGGTGCCGGTCGCCGTGCCGAAAGTCGGCCCACCAGACCCGCCGGGAACCGGAGATTGACCCATGGTCGAACAACGCCGATCCACGGACCGCGACACGGGGCCCTCGCTCGAGACCTATATCGAGACGCGGTTTAATCTGCTGACGCAGACACTGAAAGACCAAGCGAAGACGCAGGCCGACGCGTTGGCCGGCGTGGTCGAAGCCAGCAAGGTCGCCATGCAGGCGATCAAGGCGGCGGTCGAGGCGTCCCAGGTCGCGGCGGACCTGCGGTATCAGCAGCGCTTCGAAGCCCAGTCGGACGCGCTCGCGGCGGCGTTCCTGAGCCAACAGACGGCCATGCAAACCGCTCTCAAGACCGCGCAGGAAGCGGTGCAGGCGGCGCTCGCGGCGGCCGATCGGGCGGTGTCGAAGGCGGAACTGGCCGCGGACAAACGGTTTGAAGCGTTGAACGAGTTGCGGCAAATGCTGAATGACATGGTCGCGACGCTGTTTCCGCGGATCGAAGCCGAGTCGCGATTCAAGTCGATCACCGAGAAAATTGACGGCGTGGCCAAGACGAGTACCGAGAAGGCCGACACCAACGCGAAACGCATCGACGCGATCGACGGCCGGCTCCTGCAATCCCAGGGCGAGAAGGCCGGCGGCCAGGCCACCCGCGATCAGACGCGCAACATGGTCGCGCTCGGCGTGTCGTTGTTGATTGCGCTGCTGGCGCTCGTCGGCTTCGTGATCGCCCGCATGGGGTGACGCCGGCATGAGTATTTGGGAGACGCAGGCGATCCACGACGCGGTGACGTCGGTCCTCCAT